TCATAAACGGAGCGGTCAGTGGGACTGCTCTTACGGCGGACACTACACCGACCAACCTGCCTGACCTGTCCACTACGGACCTGTCACTTGGCTACACGTTCAACGGTTACATCTCTGACTTCCGAGTGTGGGGGTATGACATTGGTGACGCTGGTATTGCGTCGGCAGAGGTAACCTAGTGACCCTGACGTAGTCACCCCTAAAATACAGAAAGACCGCCCAAGGGGAAACCCAAGGGCGGTCTTTTTTTTGTCTATAGTCCCTCTTTCATGAAGGTCTCAATCCACAACTTACAGATGTCTGACCTCACGATATCATCAACACCAAACTCTACAATTGGGATCGGCAGCATGTGCTTCTTAGTTAGGTGCACAATCTTAGAAAGACCATCTCCATCCTTAAGGTCACTCTGCTGCACGTCCCCATTGAGCACCAACTTAGAGCCATCCCCAATGCGGGTCACTAGCATCTTCAGTTCAGGTAGTGTGATGTTTTGTGCCTCATCACAGATGACAAAAGCATCCTCAAAAGACCTCCCTCGCATCAGTGCAAGTGGGGCAACCTCAATGTTACCATTCTTAAGGCCAGTCTCAACTACACCCTTGCCTAAGTGCTTCTCTAGGACATCTATTACAGGCAGTGCCCAAGGTGCTGACTTCTCTTCTAGGGTGCCTGGGAGGTAGCCAATATCTTTACCTACAGCTACATGGGGTCGAGTAATCACAATCTTATTAATGTCCTTGATGTGATACTTGTTAGCTGCGTAGGTAGACACCACATAAGTTTTGCCTGTGCCCGCTGGACCAAACACGATTACTTGGTTAGACGAGTTGAGGGCACTCACATACTCAGCCTGTCGCTCGTTCTTAGGGGTGAGTGAGACAACTTCTTTATGAGCATCAAACTTAGTCCTAACGCGTCGAACTTTAGGCTTTGGTGCTTGTTGTGCCATTAATACGTTTCCCAGACTTCATCTACTATGCCGTGCTTGACACACTCCTCAGGGGTGAGCCACTCATCGAGGGGGTGTAGGAGATTCTTACGGATGTATCTCTCAGACTTCTTGGTGCACTTCTTGTAATGTGCTACCATGCGTTCTGAGGTCATATCAAACTCCTTAATTACAGCCTTGAGTTCCCCCTCCTTTCCCTTAGAGCCCCACGAGTATGTGTGAGTCATGACTGATGTGTTGTGCGTAATGATACGCTTGTCCCCAGCCATCAGGGCAACTACACCACAAGAAGCTACTAGGCCCTGCCCAAAAGTGGTGATTGGGATTTCAGACATCTTCATAGCATCAATGAGTTGCCAGCAAGAGTGCACACTGCCACCAGGGCTGTTGATCACCAACATGATCCCCTCAGGCTGCACCTCCTTCTCCATGAAGTTATACTCCATGATCTGTGCCACGATTGGTGCGATGGTCTCGTCATCAAAGGCACCATTCAAGAGTAGCACACCCTCTTTACGAAGGTAAGACCCAGGTGCCCCTATTTGGGGGGGTTTGGGCGGTGCTTTTACAACCTTGCTCTTTTTCTTCTTGCTCATGGTCAGCCTTTCTGGATTGCTTTTTCAAAGTCACGCAGTCGCTTGTGGACACATGATTTAACCCCTCTGCAAAGTAATAATTTCGTGAATCTCACCAGCACTCTTTAGATGTGATACATACCATTCAGCACCAAGACCTGTGGGCTCAAAGAACGTATTAACCTCATCAGCACCGTCAAGTGTGTCATCGCGAGCATAGAACTTCAAGAACTCCTCTGTATTAGTGAAGATCAGAAACGTATCAATACTAGTGAGTAAGCTTAGCATCACTGGTAGTTCCGCGCAGAACCCATTGTTGATGAAGTAGACTGTGGAGAGTGCCCCGAGATACTGCCCCATACGGGCACCCTCATTAGCACCAGCTACAGATTCCTCATCAAACCAAGCAACATGAAACCCGACAACGCCATGTATGATGTGTGTCTTAGCACCTACAAAGGCATTGGCGCAGGCGCTTAGGCAGGGATACCCCTCGGGGACCAGCACCGTAGCCTCGTGGTCACTGAGGACAGCACCAATCTTATACCCCTCGACAGCACTCCCACCAGTGGAGGACATGATGACCTTGTTAGTGCCCCCTTGGGTCATGGCCACATCGAGGCGCACCGAGTCCCCAACTACAATAGGCCCCTCGAAGACCACCACAAGACCTGCGTTAGTCTCCACAAGTGTCACACTTGCTGCCTCCGCTTTATAGGAGAAGGCGAAGAGGACTAGTGCAACCACTGCAAGGACCATCAGGACAATCTTTTTGTCACTCATTTGTAAATCTCCTTAAGTGTCTCATTAGCCCACTTAAGGTATTGCTCGGCCTTTGCCAAATCCTCTGTGGGGTTCCCTTTGTAAAATGCCCAGTGGTTATACTTCATCACATTACCACGACAGTATGCCACAAACCCCTCCTTCCCAAGAACCTGCTTGATATAGTCAATGCACTCAATACCCTCACCATGGTTGTAGTGGGCGGGTTTGCTGACAGGGTTGTGCTCACTCGCAGGTTCTGAGCCCTGTTGTTGGGTCGAAATAACAGGCACCACCAATGAACTCTTCATTATCTTTCTCCGATACAAAATCTTGGCTTACTTGTGCCTCTGGTTGTTCCACTACATCCTCTGATGCAGATGCGTTCAGGATTCCGTAACGCTTACCAGAGGCTCGGAAGGTTGTGCATCCAGAAGCACCACCATCATAGGCTGCCATATAAACGTCCTTGAACTCCTGCCAAGTTACATTATCACCCACGTTACAAGTCTTAGAGCAAGCACTGTCAACATACTTGGATGCCAGATTCAGAACCTTTACATGATCAAACACAGAAAGTTCGTTTGCTGTTACACCCTTTACACCAAACACCCGATACCCGTAGTCCTCTACGCGCTCTGTTCGAGGGCCCTCATAGGTTTGAATGGTGCGGTCGTAGTAGTGACTGAAGACGGGTTCGATACCACTGCTCACATTGTCAGCAGAGAGGCTAATAGTCCCTGTGGGTGCTACGCTAAGCAGGTGGCTGTTGCGAATCCCATAGCGTCCGATCATGTCACGAAGTGTCTCAGGCAGTGTCTTTGCGAACTCACTGTCGAGTAACTTCTTGTTGAACAGTGGGTAGGCACCCTTCTCAATGGCAAGGGACACAGAGGTCATGTAGGCACTATCACGAATAATAGTCATAACCAGACTAAGCTCGTCTAAGAACCCTTGTGATCCGTATGGGTGCCCTAGTGCCTCAATAGCGTTAGCCACACCAGTCACACCGAGACCCATACGCCGCTTGTTCTTCGCCTCTTTCTCTTGCTCAGGGAGTGGGTAGGTCGCACGATCCACTACGTTATCCATAGCACGAACAACATGGGGAATGTCAAAGCGGAGTTGATCATAGTCAAACACCAACTTACTATACTCGGTCTTCAAATACTTAGTAAGGTTGAAGCTACCAAGCAAGCAAGCCCCATTAGGTGGCAAGGGCTGTTCTCCACATGGGTTGGTAGCAGCAATAGTCTCGCAATAGGCGAGGTTGTTCTTTTGGTTAATACGGTCGATAAACAAGATACCAGGTTCTGCCCAGTCCCATGTGGTCCGCAAGATTTCATCCCAGAGGGCTCGTGCTCGGATTGTTTGATACACCCTGCCCTCAAAGACAAGATCAAATAGGCCATCCTCTTTAACTGCCTGCATGAACTTATCAGTCACACCAACAGAGATGTTGAACTGGGTGAGTTCTGTGGTGTTAGCTTTTGCTCGAATGAAATCCTCAATGTCTGGGTGGTCAACTCGAAGCACACCCATCTGAGCACCCCTACGGTGGCCTGCTGATGCGATAGTTTTACAGATGGCATCAAAGATACCCATGAAGCTCAGAGGCCCACTAGAGCGACTATCAAGACTCTTGATCATTGCTCCCTTAGGACGGAGTGTAGAGAAGTCATACCCGATACCTCCTCCAAGACGCATAGTCTCCGCTGCGTTTCGTGCCGCCCGCATAATACCCCCCATACTGTCTTCGATAGTCTCACTGACGAAGCAATTGTAGGGGGTGACAACTTTGGTGCTGCCCATAGCTGACTGAACTCGACCAGCAGGAAGGAACCGCATGTCATAGAGGATATCACGGAAGTTGTTAAAGTGGTCCTCACTATCCTTGAGGGAATCTGCTACCCGTGTCATTGCCTCTTTGAAGGTTTCCCCCTTGCCCCTATACTTCATAGCATGGATTTCATCAGATACTGGGAGTGTTGGGCCGTAGTGTTTAGTCATGCAAGGTCATCCATATGTGGTGGTTTATAGTTTGGGCCTTTGATAACTTTCCCATCAAGTCGTTTGATGGGTTGTCCATTATCATCCAGTTTGCTCATATTGCTATTGTGAACCCGCCTGATTGCCTCATCCAAGTCCCAGCCATATGTAACGGCATACCCGTAGGAGACATAGATTAGGTCTGCGAGTTCCTTGATAGTGTGTGCCGGATTATGTCCATCAGACACAATGTCATCAAAAGAGTCAATAAACTCTTTAAACTCCTCAGCGATTAGCCCCCTGCGAAGGTCCCACAGGGGGGCGGATGTATCATAATAGTTGTCGAGTGGTTGCCCCATAGCAGTTGCAAACTCTCGGACCATCTCAGAGGGGCCCATGTGTGTCTCTGCGTGCGTTTCCTCAGAGAATGCTTCAATGTCGTGCTCGGTAATCACCTTTACTTCCCCTCTTTTGCCAGCGACTCTTGCTCGTCAAGAAGTGTCCCAAGCAATTCGCGCAGGCGGTGTAGGTCAGACTTACTAAGTGCATCAGAGTTCATTTTAATAGACCACTTACCGGATGCTGCAAGTCGGATTACTACATCCCCCATAGTGAGTGGGTAGGTGTAGCTAATGTCGCGTTTAATGGACTCAGTCATTTAACTTACCACTTTCAGTTGATATTTGATGCCGTCGATCTCTACGATCTTACCGCTATATTTAGGCTTTGAAGTAAGGGTCTTGAATTGCCGTTCTTGATAGTTGGTCATTATTGATCCCCTCCGTATTCCCTTCGTATCTCCTCAAGGCTTCTAAACGATAAGTCGTATACACCATCGGAAATATTTCGTTTGATGATAACACCTTTCCACCAGTCTTTGTTAGCCTGTCCAGCCCAATCCTCCTCAGAGCCTTTGTAACACCCTGCGACCAACCCGATAGCACCACGAGCACCCGCACCATCTTTAAAATACACATCACGTTTATGGGTATGGCCAACAGTGCAAGACCTGTAGCGATTCTGAATGAGCCCGTAAGCGTGGTGAACGCCAGACATAGGTTTACCAAAGTTCCCAGCAGTGATAAAGTGAGCGTAGTCAACGCCATCGTAATTATGAATTTTGGGGGCTTTGTTATGGTATTCATGGTATTCATCAAACCACTTGTTTGTGTTCAGGTGAGAGAAGGACACCCCATACTTCACCCCATGTAGTCGGGGGTCAGCATCAATGGCTGTCTTGATCCGGTTCTCATGGTTCCCCTCAAAGCCAAAGAAGGCGGGCCGCTTGCGCTTGTTCTTTACAAACTCCCATCGAATCCTCTCTTGGGCATCATTGTAACAATCAATATCCCGCTCATAGGATTGTGCTACGATTGCTGTGGGCTTCTTTGTATCAAAGCTATTGAGGCTCCGCATGTCCGCACCATCACCAAGGTCAACCACATAATCAGGCTTGATGTCGTAGAGCAACTTCCCAAGCCATGAGAACCGCTCATTACTGACCCCAGGGTCGCTGTGAGCACACGAAAATACAATTGCTGTTTTACCTGTCATGTTCTTCCATCCACTCATCAAGTTCAATGGGGTAAATACTCATGCCCATCTCTGTTGCAAAATCGTATGCCTCATTAAAAGAACTGAACTCCACATCCTCGTGGTAAATCTGGTCAGCTTCTTCCACTAGGCAGACCAGCCAACATGTGTCTTCGTCTACATATGGTCCATCAACTACACGATGAATAATCATTTCAACCACTCCTCTGGAATAACCTTGTCTGAGTATAGGAACCCGTATCTCTTACACCAAGCCCCGTAAGTTGTCTTAGACCCCTTGTAGAGCCTCTGATTAGAATTACTGAACACAAACCTGATGTCCCTGTTAGGGTGTTGTGCCTTAATAGCTAGGTGCTTTGCTCTGTCACTCGCTGTGAACCTACCCTTAGTCTCAATGATAACACCATTGTGCAGGATATGGAAGTCAGTAATGTATTTCTTGTCAGGCGGGGTCCATGATAGTTTAAGTTTTTCATACTCGAACTTGATCCCGCGCTGGTCAAGATACTTCGCTGTGTCCTGCTCTAGTCCAGACCGGAACCCCGCTTTTAAGGCTGACTTTCTGAGTCGCCCTCTTTTTCCTGTGGTGGTTGCCATACCTGACCAACTTCCCTTCTCAGCCAAAGTAGCTTGGCGTTCCTGATTACCCTGTCCGTATCCCCATCGTATGCCTCAACACACCGATGGTACATATCGTATTCGGACTCTGAACCCTCCAAAATCTTAGCGGCTTTGACTGGCCCCACTCTGTGTAGACCCACCACATTGTCTGCCCTATCCCCAGTGAGGATTTGCGTATAGAAGAACACCAGACCTGCCCAGTCGTTTACCCAAACCCACTCCCCCTTTGTAGGGTTAAAGTGGATACCGGGGACTTGCATAAAGTCCTTGTCCACCGAAACGATAACACCGTTAGGATACAACTCTGTTGCCCTGATAGCGATTACATCATCAGCTTCCTCGCCAGAAGACACATTAGCGCCATACTGGTCGATCAAGTGGTTTCTGATCAATTCAAGGTGTATAGGTTTCTCTGTATCCTTCCTATGTGCTTTGTAAGTCTCATCTACATCATAACGGAAGTTGCCCTTTCCTGTCAGGAATACCTCGTAGTCCGCCCGATCTGGATTAAAGAACACATCGTGTAGGATGTTCTCAATCAGTTCGTCCGTCTTGTCTAGGGCGTCTTCTGGGAACCCATCCTGTGTACTGAACGCTGCCCTGTAAGCGA